GCTATTTGTAGGTCGCTGGGGACCTAAATTTGGGACTAACCCTTGACTCGTATGAAACTTGTGTTTCTGCTAATATGTCCGGTTATTCCCGGAAGTTACTGCTGCGTGCTGTAACTTAATTTTGGACTGTTTCACCTGCTGTACCCCACCATCTCTTGAAGAGTACAATTCCTGGCCAACGTCCCGTTGCGAAGGCGGTATTCCCTCCCAGAGGTACTGTCCGTAAACTGCGTACTGAGCCGACATCAGAGAGATGATCTTTCAACCCTAATGCTTGCTGAAAATCTTCAAAGTTCGGTGAGAGTGGCCCTGGCTGCGCATCACTCGTGAAAGCAGTGTCATGATTGCCGAGAAGTGGTTCTGTATCTGCAATCTCTTGGAGAGTTCGGATGCTTGCTGTGTAGGCAGATACCCCCTTCCATCTATCCCTCACATTCTTTACTAGTCCGCTGATACTCTTACGTTTCCTGTAAGAGACTACCGCGACACCAGCCGTCACAACCAATGTGGTTCCTGCTATCACTAGACCGAGTATGTGCCCTTGCATAGAATGCTTGAGTTTCAGATCACTAGGTCTTTGGGGTGTTGGTAAAGTAGGTGTCGGTTCGCTGGGCTCTGGGTATTTGCCATCTCGCCTATGTTGTTTGCAAGCCAATGCGAGATTTTCGAGCGAAGAACCTGCTCTTGCTGGGAGTCTTAGCTGGTGCATTCTCAGTCTTCCAGCTTGTTCACTCATGATGATCGGGAGTGTATTCTGAGTCCTTGCAAACTTATGCTCTGTCATGTTGTGTACTTGTGTGTCTCCGGTTTCTTCAATAACCCAAACTCGGAAATCTCTGTGTAGTGCAAGAAGCATTACTGTCTCCATTCCGAACCATGCTTGGTCGTCGGGTACCCACCCGAGAACTCGAATGAGCCAGTCTACTGCTTCCGTTCGAAAAAAAGATACGTCATCGGGGCATCCCAGATAGTCTGCGAAGCAAGATAATAACTCAATGTTGTTTTCGGCAATATCGTCAGGGTCTGAGCCGACACAAGTTATGCTCTCTAATGCCTTTGCCCAGTATACGGGGTCGCAAGCAATGCCACTCAGTTTTCGTGAAGTAGCGCCCATCTTTGCAATCTCGACGTTAACAGCTTGGATCCAAAGTTCTCGCGTTCTTGTCGGGGATAAGCTTGACACTCCATCAAAACCTTGTCCTGAGTGGACCACCTTGCTGTAGTTACTGATATCCTTCATCTCTAGGATCAAGGAGTCGGCAGATTCTCGCGTCAGATATGGGGCACACAAGTGTCCTTGCTGGCTGACAAAGACCAGAGTGTGGTGAGCATCTGGGCCAGAATGTTTTCCGGTGTCGTAGGTAGTATACCCTACAATCTTTTTTGTGAATGGAATTCCAGCGTACACAGCGTTATATTCTATAGCGACAGCAGGCAACTGTGCCTTGATCAAATAATACATCAGTTCGTCGTCACCTACGGACTTAGGTTGCGTCATATATTCGTATGTCACACCTGCAGCCATAGCCAAAGTTGCTACAGCTTCGAATATCTTATCACCGACCGAAGGAAACGACTTGATATACTGGATCAACCTGGGTCTCGAGATAGAAGATGCATCCCTGAGTGAGTAAGGCAGCTGTGTCACAAACTCAGTCATGCGGTACTTAGATACCGTTCCTGACCATTGTTCATCACGCACGAAACGCTTGCACTCACGAGTGATGCGTCTCTCAACTTCAATGTCGGGATCCGAAAGACTACCATCGAGTGCGAGCTGCTCAAAGCTCTCTTTCATAGCACTCAGCGTTGCCTGCCTTTCACCTTCGTCTTGTTGGGATGGTAGAAGTTTGTTGGCGCTCATTCGTTGAGGTAAAGACTCATGGATGCTCTTGCCCGTGTTAATGCCTACCATCGAGCTAAAGCTCTGGGTTGACTTTACGCTTCTTGGAGATTCTGGGACAGTTGGAGGGATTTGGCGGTTGTATTCCTCAGCTGAAGAAAAGATCTCTTCCTCCTGGAGTCTCTGTTGCTCGCTCAGTCTCCTAGTCATACGACGGTTTGAACGCTTCCTCTTGGAAGCACCTCCTTTTATCTTCTCTGCTGCTGTAGGTAGAGCCGGGAAGGATTCGTCATACGTCACGCTCTTATCATCTTCTGATTCAGAATCACTTTCGCTTCTTCCTTGACGCGACAAATTGGCGGCCAGGGACTTCGCGTACTTCTTCTTACTCATTCCAGAATCTGAGTCGCTCTCGGCAGCTTCGAGGACAGCACGATTTAGTGCTGCGGTTTCGAAGCGGTCGGTCAGCCATGCAGAAACCTCTGATGCATTTTCAGCTTCCAGAAGTGCTTTCCAAGAACTCTCAAACTTGTAAGCTTCGTAGTGCGAGTCCTGTAGGTGAACAAACAGTACTTGAGAGCGCTGTCCTCCTCGAGGTCTATAGAAGCGAAGCCCTTTCTGGTTTCGCTTAATGTCCCCGCTGTAGTGCACAATGCACACTGCAAGATTGTATTCGCTTGCAAGGCTTGCAAGGCTGTAGTCATCAGCCATATGTGTTGCGGGTGCAACCTCTGAAGTCTGAAGCCCCATGATGCGGGCTTCAGTCTTGAAGAGGGCATTCAGCTCCAAGTAAGGCTTGATGTTGTTGACGACAGAAGCAGTCTGCAAAGCTCGAGCTCCACAGCGGCCATCTCCTTTAACAGCCTGAAGTTTAGCATGGAGCGTGAGCTCACGATACTGTTTCGCGCCGAGAGGAGCATACGTATACTCGATATCTTGCGCTTTGAAGTGTTTCTCGATGTTATCGAAAGCTTCTTCAACGCCGATTTCGAGGATCTCGCTTCCCTTGGCGTACTCGGGGTTTTTGAGTTGCTCGGGGATGTCGTCCAATCTCGAAGAAGACTCGGCTTTCAATTGGCGCAACGTTTCGGCTAAGCCATTGAATCTCGCATCTTTGGCGGGTTGAATCAATGTACCACGTACACTGCCAACCCCACCTTGATCGAAAAGCTTCTTTGAGTCGCCCTTGTCGGGTTGCTCTTGTGAGTCAGCTTTCTTCTTGGGTTGCTTAACTTTGAAAACTTCCGAGAAGAAGCGCCCTGCGGGTGAGATTTGGTCTACTCCGAGTTGGGCAGAGACACTGTTCGAACGCTTCCTTGGCATTGGTACGGGTGCGTTTCCATCGTGTGTACTGGGGTCGGAAGAATGGCGGCCGTCCTTGGGTTTGGTGCCGAGGTTCATTACTGCTGAAGAGAACGAGATTGCGTTATTGAAATCGAAAGCAGGCTCGTAGTGGGATGCAAGACCTGAAGCATCTTGGGCTTCAGACATGCGTTCCTCATACTGAACAATGGCTGGTCTAAGCCCAAGGTAGATCAATCTAGGTTCTCCGGTGACTGTATTGGTCGACCGTACGCCTAGAGATGAATCGATCTTCCTGGCATCGCGACGCTTGCTAAAGTCAGCAAGGTAGTGCATCCAGTCTGTTGGGTTGGTGTCGAAGATATTAGCCTTCCCAGAATACAAGAACTTCAGCACCTTAGACTGGGGTCCGGTGACAAACTTCTGCCTGGCTAGGCTAACGCGCTTAGTCTCCTCCCAGATGTACTTGAGTGCCCCTGTTCTCGGTTTTTCACCGTAGTAGAGCATAGCACTGACATGTACTGTGCCAGAAAGAATCGTAGCGTTGAGGCCGGTCCAGAAGCCATGGACGCTGTCGTTGGCGAGTCGCCTGATCTCAGGAGGGCTACCACCAGTTACGGTGTTCAACCATCCTCTAGACCAGGATGAAAAGCCGCTCGGCATGGCATCGTAGATCCAGTCGCGAAGAGACTCGTAGGCAAGAGAGGAGAGGACAGGGGTACCACGGCTCTCGAGATGGTCAATGAGCTTCATGACAAGGATGTCATTCCGCATTGTGGCTTGCATTTGGCTTAATGCCATAAGCAAACCCGCACTCTCGCTAGTCGCAATGAGGTTCAGGGGTGATGTGCTGTAGTGTTTCGGGTCGACCCACAAGTCATACTCGAGCACATGGCAGGGCTTAGGTAAGCCAAGAAGCATGCGCGAGCCCTTATTACTATGGGTATCGAGCATGGCCAAGAGGGCAATCCGGCGAGCGACATTCACCTGGCTTTGCAACTCGTGGCGCCTAACGTACGAGTTAAAAACTGCTTCAGCCCGACCAAGTTCAATGTCGGCGTTGAATTTTTTCAAGTCATTCATTGAAATAGCACGGGACGCATTGACGAAAGGGATCTTCATACGCTCGGTTGCTGAGGAGCGGATTGCTGAGTACATAGGTTGGATACCTAACTCTTCATCTCCGTTCCTCCAGCGCATGGAGTCGTCAAGCATACCAGAGAGGTAAGCTAGATAAACTACTTCGCTGGCGTCTGCGGCATTGCTGGGCAATACCATCTCAAAGACACGGTCTGGCACGGCCTCTACAGCTCCTGGCTTACCGCCTGACTTGGCAGAGCCAAACCAAGCGTTAGCCAAGGCAGGTGCCACGCTGTGGCTAGAGGAAGACCGTGCTTGCACCATGTCTTCAAGGTTGATGCCAAACTGGTTGGCAATACCGGAGGTCATTTCAATGTGGCCTCGGGAGTTAGTCTCCTGGGCTTGTTTGAGAGCTAGGAGTCTAAGAATAGCGATGGTGAGCCACGCTACGTGGTTATCACCGTCTACACTCTTTGCAGTACCACCGAGACGGAATTCAATCGGGAAGCCTTTCATCTCATCAAACCTAGCTTGGAACTCGCGAGAATCCACACGCTGGGTTGTGACAAGGTTACCGGTAGCACGTTGTTCGTACTCAGTTGTAATGCGGTTGCGGTACCCGGTTGAAGTGGCGATCACAGGGTAGTTCACCCGGACCTCCTTCGTCTTAGCCCACAACTTTACGCCGTATTTGTCAGCATAGGCAGAGCCTTTCTGTGAGCTCGGCAAGCTCTTCAACTTGTAACCCCATGCCATGTAGACAGTTTGGTATTTGGCAGTCGGAGCCTGGACCAAAAAGGGATTCTTGAAGTTGATATCTGGCATGCGAGAGAGAATCGACTGTGTCAAGCACAGTTCGGAGTAACTCTCACCTTCCAAGATGGTTGACGGAGTGCCGAATTGAGGGTCGGCAACCTCCGTTGCGAGAGAAGTTACTGCGTCAAAGAGGCCGCCCAGAGGGCTAGCTTCTGAAGCAGTAGCGCTGGTCTCCTTGCCTCCGAGTTGTTCGGAAGCACGGATACCAGCGTCTTCAACACGTGTAGGCATCTTCTTTTTAAGACTGATACCCCCGCGAGTCTTCTCCACAGGTAAAACAAAAGTCACTCCGCGCATATGCTTGGAGCGGACAGAATTCAAAGAAATAGAGTTGGATCGGTAAGACATGATGAATTGTTTTTGGTTTTATTTGTTTTAGTTTGTTCTTGTGTTTTATATGTTATTTTGTGTATGTGATCGAAAACAGTATTCAAAAGTTGATCTACTGTAAATTGTTCAATATAGTTGCTGGATTAGCTCACTCTACTATATTGTATGTGTGTTGGCTTGGTAACTTTGCTGTGGCGTGGGTCGGGTTTGGTAAGCCTACACACCACCTACTGTATCGGCCGATCAGCGCCGCTAGGTGGTAGACTGTTCTACGTAGGAGACAAAGTGCTTGCAGTCGTTACACGCGGGGTATCTTCCTGCTGGTTACAGGACATTCCCCCTAGCACGGACATGTACGGTGAGCATTGCTGACATCACCACCCGTTCTGCACAATCACTCGGCTGCTTTAAGCTTAAAACCGAGGTCTCCCCCACGCATTACCACTGGATTACCGCACCGGGTGGGAGCTCGGATTGGTGTAGAACAGAAGAGACCAGTTCCATCTTCTGGTGGCTATGGCAAGCCAGTTTGATTTTGACCAGATCAAAAACTGGGCAATAAAAAGAAAGCCTTCCGGCTGTGCTTTTTATTGC